GTACCAGTCGACACGGCATTTACCATGCCTGTGATTGGTCTTACTACCTTCAGATTGTTTCCGTATCCTAAAAAGTTTGCAGCTGTAAAAAATTCCTCAAAGTTATTTGCATTTGGTTTACCAAATGTTTCAACTAACTCTTGTTCAGATGAAATCGTAGTAATCTCATCAACTGGTCCTTTTTCAGCAGTCAAAACGATACCTCCAGAAGTAGTAGATACTGCTGGTATGATATTCGTTAAATCCTTTTCAGTCACATTAACACCTGGTGATACTTGAAAAGCCATGTTTAGTTCTCCTTAATATTAATATTAATCTTTATTAGTTATAACCCTTTTATACAGATATTTATGTATATCCACATTTCTACTATTCACCCTTACGATAAGTCACAGGAGACCATCTTACACCTGCGTCATCAAAAAATGAGTTATTATTACCATCAGGATCGTTTATACCATCATCTATGAACCCAAAAGGCGCCATATCTGCCTCAATTGCGTTTTGTTGTTCAGTAAACATTTGTCCTCGTACATCCACATTCGTTAATTCTTTAAAATATCTTTGATTGGCACACCATGAAAAAATAACTAAACACATCACTAAATCGTCATGAGCCCCTTGTTCAGCCTCAAAAGATTTTCCACGAGAAATAAAAGTCGATAATTCAGATATAATATCAAAGTCTTGAACAATCAACTTATCACCTTCTATCAGACTTTTCAGATTTGAAGTTCCGATTTTTTTAGTACCTTTAGTCATTCTCAAACCTAATTGATTACCCCGTCCACTAAAGCCTCCACCTAATACTTGACCTGCTCTACCTCGTTGTGTAACCATCATCATGTTATCATATTCTAGCTCAAATTGCATTGCGTCTGCTACTTGTTGACCTAAATCGTTTATCTCTATTAGACAATATGCTTTGTTATAATAATCGCCTACTTTCTTTAACATATTAGGAAAGACAATTGGTTTAATATCATTGTTTCGATACTTTGCAACTATCTTATATGGTGCCTTTGTTGCGTCAACTACTATAAAGGCAGAATAGTCATTATTAATACCTCTTGCAACATCAACAGTCATAACATAAGTATGACCTTTGATAGGCATTTCATAGACATCTAATCCATTAGGACTTCTTTTAGGGTCTACAACAGCCATTGTTTTAAGTTTACTTGCATTGATAAGTGTATCAATACTACCTAGAAACTCACACTCAAACTCGGTCTGAAACTGTGCCTCACTTGTGTTTTTAATTGTTTGTTCTTTCCATTTGTCATCACGACCTGGCACTTCTGACCAGTGTACTTCTATGGGTTGAAAAGTATTTTTCTTATTGACAGCATCCATCCACATCTTATAAAACATATTCATTCCGTGAGGTGTAGATACAATCATAACTTTAGAAGACTTACCAGATGAGATTGTAGGATATACTGAACTAAAAAATTCTTCGGCAATATTGTTGGGTACATAGGCGAACTCGTCTAGGAATATAATGTTAAAGGTACTTCCCCGAACAGCACTAGAAGATGTACTCGCCGCTACGATTCTACTTCCGTTTTCTAATTCTAGGGAACCTTTGTTCCAGTTAAGAACGCCTTGTTGCATCCATTTCGGCAAGTACTCGTAAGCAAGTTGTAGTCGCCCTAATAAATCTCTTGCCGTAGAAGATTTGTTGGCGAGTATTGCAACGTTCACATTATCGTTAAATAAAACGTAATGTAAGAGGTAGGAGACAATGATAGTTGACTTTCCACTTTGTCTAGGTAATTTACAAATTGTAAACCTATTGTCGTGAAAAGTATCTACCATCTTCCGCTGAAAGTCATACATCTCAAAAGGTACAAGACCTTTATCGATTGTGACTATTTTTAAATAGTGTTCTATGAAATATTTAGGATCCTCAAGACACTTCATCACCTCATCTACTTGTTTCTTTGTAAATCGTGATTTTGTGTGAGCCTTTTTTAGATTAGGATTACCTAAGTATTGATCTAAAGTTGCCATTATTTTTTATCTTTGTTTTTCTTTATCATCTTTTGTAGTTCCGTTGTTGACCCTACAAATAAAGCATTAGTGACATTTTTTGGTCCTAATTCTTTTACATCTTTAATCTTTTTAAGTTTATCTTGTAAGTCTAATAGATTTTGTGCAATCTCACTTTGACTTTTAATTAATTGACCTGCTACTTCATATGCTCTAGGGTGTTCACCTTCTTTTGCCAATGCAAGTATTCCGTCTATCGCTTCATTACCTTTTTCTAATAACTTGTAGAGTTCCCCTCTACCTTTATCAAAATCTGTATCAACATCAGCCTGTGGTATAACCACAGTAGGTTTTTCGTTTGCAACTTCTAAAGGATTCTTTTCTTCTTTTTTATCTAGCACTTCTTCTGCTATGTTTAGTACTTCATTTAATTTGTCATCAATATTACTCATTTTAAAACCTTTTGTTATTATGTATCGTTACCAGTTTCCTCGTCATAGTTTTTACCATCATTAAAAAATTCTAGTGTTTCGGTATAAGTGTATGTGTCATCTTTATCAGCACCTGAAGGATTAGGTGTAACCGTAACCCTTTCACTACGAGATGGACTTTGATCTGCTGTGTTGGTATATAAATCTGCTGATGATTTTCTAATAACAGCACTTGATCCTATTGGACCATATAGATATATCTTTGCAGTAAATTTTAGTGTGTATATAATTCTTCTTCTTTCTGTCAATGCACCTGTATAACTATCTTCGTAATCAACACTTTCTAGTACAAAAGGAATATCTCTTTTTGTATCCATATAATCTCTATCAATAATCATAGTGACTGTATAGTCTGGTTGAAAATAAGGAAGTATTTGTTCTATAATTTGAAGACCGTCATCCGAAGTTGCAGTAAAAACATTTAATTCAAAACTTACATCATAAGGTACAGGAGAGTATTGTGTATATACTTTCTTTTCATCGCCACTAGCATTTTTAGCCACACTATACTTTTGATTTTTATTTAACTTACGATTAGGATCATAAGCATAACCAGTGACATCAAATGACATTCGAGGTAGAGTAATCGCCACGCTTGAATCGTCTCCAGTTAAGTTTGCATTTTGATCTAGTCTTGCAATAAACTTTTCTTTAGGTGCATATGATAATGGCACTCTAACTTTCTGTAAAGGATTCCCGCTAGAATCCAATCGTCTGATATTAATATTATTAAATATTGTACCAAACGCAATTACAGTATTTCTTATTGATTTATGGTAGAAGTGTTGTCCAAACATTATTGTCCTTTGTCTGCTATCTTACCTTTATTAGGTCCTTGTTTAATCACATAATCTCTTGTGCCATTTGCACCAATGGTCACTTCTTTTTTAAGATTTCTAACCATGTTCATTTCTTTTTGTTCTTTCAAACTCTTTTGTTGAAAGTCTGTAAGTTGTCTATGTCTATCTCTATCCATTAGTAATCATCAACTTCCCCGAAAGGATTTCTTTCGCTAAAATCTAATATATCATCAGCAGTAGATGATGTTGTTGTTCCTGCCTTGTCTTCAAATGCTTTACCATCATCAACAGGTTGTTGAGTTTTCATTGTAAAGCTTTCATTAACAAGATAATTAATATCACCTATATCACTTTCAAGCACAATAGAACCAGAAGCAGATGTACCTGTTTCTAAATTAAATTGAAAATTCATTGTGTCTGTTGATAATGCGTCTTCAACAGCGTCAATAGCAGCGATACCTGTATCAACTCTTTCAGAGCTGTATTCCCATTTAGTACAAGATAATTTGTAAACAGGTAAAGCACTTTGTTGATAGAAAGGTTGTTCGTGTTCAACAAACTGTATCTCAAAGAATGCTTTTGTTGTAGGAAAATATACTAGATCGCCTTCTTGTGGTCGTTCAGCAACTAGATCGCCATTGTTAGATATTAAAGTTTCCCATCTCAATTTTGATACAGTAAACTTAATATCATCTCTTAATTCTAAACCAAACTTTTTAATTATCTCTTGTTCACCCATGTAACCATCAGTATTGTCAACATACATTTCTATAATGTATGAGTCATCAAAAGATGACGCAGGGTCTTCACCGAAGATAGTATCTTTATTTGCTACCTTTCTCGGTAAGTAATAAACATCTTGGCCATATATCTTAAGCTGTTCTATAATTAAATCTTCGTATAGTCTTTGCTCAGATGTTGTGCCAGTGCTGAAATAAACATTAGTTGGCATTTAGTTTTTATCCTTGTTGCATATGTGCAGGCTCTTCATAATTTGATCTTATCTCTTCCTCAAGTTTTTGTTGCTCTGCGATTGCCGTAGAAAATAGTTCAGGTCCATTAAGTGTCACTCCACCTAACATTGCTGTACCATTAAATTTCGACAGGTTTTGTCCCCATTGTCTTTTGATTAATGCTGTAGTATATCTTTTTAAATAGATATCATCATACATATCTGTATATGTAGCAGGATCTAATTTACGATAAACTTCCATAATTAAATATTCACCTGCTGTGATATCTCTTGACCAGTCCATATCAATGAATAATTTGTTTGATAAATGATTAAATCTCATTGGCTTTTCACCAACTAGTATGTGATCTAAAAAATCTAAATGACGCATTGTCATTTCATAATGTACAATACTTGTAGATGAAAAATCATATAGATCATT